ATTCGTGCCTACATCGTTTTAGGAGAAACATGATATGCCGATAGATCCAACACAGAAACCAGACGAACAGATATTTAACGACTACTCAGAACATATGGAAGATGTCTGGAAAGAAGCACTCGAAGACATGAAGGTGCTTTCATCTCACTATACTCAGACTGCTAACATATGGGCAGACTACTACGCAAGAAATCCCGATGTACCCCGCACAAGACCTAACTATCACTCAGGTATAGAGGTTGCTTTAATAGATCAGGCAGTTGATTCTCACCTTGCTTTCGAGCCAAGGTTCGTCAGAAACCCTGTTGGAGCAAGTCAGCAGTCAAAAGACAGGGCTAACAGACTCGAAAAAGGACTAAACGTAGTCTTTCAGGATGCGTTTACAGCCGCTCCTAACTTCGCAACCAAAGAGAATGGTAAACAACTCGTACTCCATAACTACACACAGCTTGGTGTACTGCTGGATCACGATGCTTTACAGAAACCTGTAAAGAAAAGAGGCGAAGATAAAGAAGATTTCGAGTGGAGAGAGTGGGAATACATGTCACGGAAGAATACATGGAATCCATTCAGACTTGTAGTACCGGCTCCCGGTGAAGTTCTAATGAATCCATTGGAGAAAACCCCAGGGATTGCTATATGGCGAAGAAAAATGAAGGCTTTCGACCTCGAAGGTCACTGTACTACCAAGGATATGCAGATAAAAACCCGTAACCGGATTTATAAAAAGGATAATAAGACAGGTTACTCAACACCATTCAATATGAGTACCTACGATGCCTACGATGACGTGGAAATAGAGGAGTGGTGGACTGCAAGATGGCACGCAATGAAGCTGAAAGACGGCGCAATTCTATATGTGGAACCCAACGGATGGGGTATTCAGCCTTTCGCTCACTCTTTCGGCGGTTCTGCTATTACTCCCGCAGGTGAAGACTTTAATGTTAAATGGTGGGTACGACAGGCATTGCTGTACAGGGCATTACCTACACTTACTATGCACAATCAGGCTACAGCAGGGCATCACGCTATGCTTATGAGAGCATCATGGGCAAGAATGGGATACAGACATGACTCTGCCGAAGGAGCAGAGCAACTTACCGGTCAGTTACTACAGGGTGAGGAAGCAGACTGGTGGATTGAAAAGGTTCCACAACTTCCGGGTCAGTCATTCCAGCATAAAGCAGAACTGGAAAGTAACATAGAACGTACTACTTATTCACGAATGGTAGCAGGATTTCAGGCTCCTAATGTGGATACCGCAACAAGCATGGTTATTCTTTCCGAAAACAGTCACAGGACATTCAGGTCTAATGTACAGGAACTTGAACAGTTATATTCTATTGCAGGTTCTAATATTCTTAAACTTCTCTATCGTATGAACGGGGAGTACGGCGATGAGTATGCCGAAATAGGGATAGGTGAAAACAAACTAAGTGTCCGTGATATAGAAAACAGCTTCTATGTTGAGGCTAAGTTCGAGCAGATTGACGCTGTGGTTGCACAACAGGAAGCACAGATGGCTATGTCTGAACTCGATAAAGGTCTTATTGATAAACAAACATACTACAAGGTTCGCAGGTATGAAGATCCAACTACTATTCAGAAGGGTATTCTCAAAGATGCTATCTATCAGGACCCTGCTATTATCGAGCAGGGCGTAATTAACGCACTGAGAGAAGAAGGCTTTGGGGAAATGGCAGATCGAAGACAGGCAGAGCTTAATGCTCAGAACCTTGAAAGGTCAACTGGTATGCCGGAACAAGCAGGCATGACAGATCAGGGTGGTAGACCACCAAACCCAATGGAGCCAACAAGACCTAACGGCAATCCTGTACAGGGTCCTAGTATGCGACCTATGAGAAGGTCATTGCCGGGTGGAATGGGTCCAGCCATGACTCAGGCAGTACGTCAGGGAGGAGATCAGTTGTAATGGCAGATACAGGTAATTTACTATTTGATGTTTCTACTGAAGTAGGAGAAGAAATATTCAGGGCTAAGAAAGAAGCCATGAAAGCAAAACCTATTGAGTTCGGTAAAAGGTCTGCATCCGCAGCAGAATGGAGATCAGCCATAAGAGAGAACCCTAGTTTCAAAGAAGCAGAACTCGCACGGCTTGGCACAAAAGGATTTCTTGCTCAGTGGAGAGGTAATCAGAAATGAAAATAAGGGATGCAGTAAGACAATATGAAAGTCAAGGATTCATTGTTCAGCCTATTGTTTGGGATCCAGACAGTCAGGAATGGATTGAGTATGACGAAGATGATTTTAGTGAGGATTTTATTGGCATAGCCAATCCTGAAGACATTCACTATAATATTTATATTGAGGGTATGGTCGATGAGGATGGCAATATAGTACCGGAGTTACAAAACGCTCGACCATTAACCGATATACAGATTGTACAGAAGGCTGCTGTAGAGACTAATCCTTGGTGGTCACGCCATTCCTCACAGTTTCCTGTAAGCAGAAACGCACGAGGCGAGGTAGAGGCTGACACAAGACTGGCACTAACTATGGCTAGTTCTGGGTTATTTCAAGAAAAGGTTTTTGATAATAAAAAAGAAGCAGATGATCTTCGAGATCAGCTTAACGAGGAACAGTTAGAAAGAAGACGCGGTGGATACGAGTTTGGTGAGGTAGAAGCAGCGGATGAGTTCGTAGGAGAGTCTGATGTTACATGGGTAACAAAACCACAAGTTGGAGGAACATACATTGTTGCTCCATTAGAGGAAGAAGATACCACCAGAGTTCCTGAACTTGCCGCAACACAGGAAAACATTCCGGCAGCACAACAACAAGCAGCAATGTTAACCAACGCAACAGGAGTTCCCCATGAGTTTCATGAGGAAGATGGTCAGTGGGAGTTTAGACCTATAGAGGCAGAAGATGAGGTTGGTCAGGATTTATATAATAGTTATGGAGAAGCACTACGTAACGCACCTGCTGGTTTTCAACCTACCCCTACTAATGATGGGCGATGGACATTTGAGAGGGTTCCTGTACGGGATATAGATGAACAGATAGCACAGCTATTATCAGAAGGAAGGTTTGACGAGGCTGCCAAGCTAGACCAGATACGGGATCAGCTTAATGAAGAAAGATTAACTCCTGAACGGGCGGCAGAGATGCTTGTTGGTATTTCGTATAGCCCTTCTGACTTTAAGGACATGATGGATGCGATACTGGGGAATGATACTCAACTGGATACAACAGTTGATATTGGAGAATTACAGGAACAGGCATCTGCTATGCTAAGGGGTGAGGTTCCGGCGGCTCAGACAGTATCTCAAATGCCTGCATTTGAACCACCCCCAGTATTTCCTGTACCTACACCATTTGATGACAGGGCAGTTGACTTAGATAAAATGTATGTTGAACAGGCAGGTAATATTCCTTATATCGAAAATATGTTATTTCAACAAGGGGAACAAGATGCGTTAATGGAAGAAGGACTGGCTCCAGAAGTAGTAAGCGCACCTCCAGAGCAAGCAGAACCAATATTTACTCCTCCTGAGCCTAATCAGGTGCTATCTCGTGATATAGCAGCGATTGGGGCTAATGCAGCAGCGTCAGCAGAGCAAGCTGCTATTCAAAGAGCAACGCAAGATTCAGAAATAAGAAGAATACAGAATACACCTTTTACATCTACAGCAGAAAAACTCAAGGCAATGGAAGAAGTAATGGGTCCTAGGGCAGCATTATATATGCGCAACCAAAGGTTATTGCAACCACAGCAACAGCAGTTATTTGAAGCACGCAGACCTCTTACAAGAAGGTATGTATAAATGGCTCAGGTTCCGTCACAATCTCCAGCACAGGTAAAACTGGCTAACTCAGCTAGTCTATTTAAAACCCGCAAGCAAAGAGCGGAAGAAATACTTGCTCGTCCTAATGCTACCAATAGCTTAGGAATGATAAATCCACGAGTTGTTAGTAGAGAAGAAGCTGGCATTATAGCAAATTATAGAGCATCTCAAGCTCCTGGTGCAGCAGAACAAAGAGGACCCGTTGCGCCGCCTACTCTATTCCAGCAAACAGGAGTTATTAGGGAGCCAACAAAGCCTTTTGGCACTCCTGCACGCACTACTGGCGGAGCTATTAAGACAGTGGGGAGCAAGGTTTTAGATGCTTTTAAGGTAGTGGGAGGCGTGGCAGGACCTATTGCCGTTCCTATTGTTGAGGGTTCTATGCGCGCACAAGTGCCTGCTCCAATTAGATATTTACAGCAAAAAGATGACCCAGAGAGTGTTATGTCTGGCAAAGAATGGTTGAAAGATGTTGCAATACGAAGAAACAAAGGCGATCAGGTATTAAAATATTCTCAACAGTTGCTTTCTGGTGACATAGGTCCAAAAGAGTGGGCAGGCGAGATGATAAAGATACAGGAGTCGAAAGGCTTTTGGGATCAAATGATATCAGAATTACCTATAGACCTTATTCCGGGTGGGGTGTTAATGAAAGGACCGAGGGCTACTGTTTCTGGTCTTACGAAGATTGGACAGAACGCGATACGAGCAGCGGGTCCTGTAAAGGTTCCTGGGCTTCACAGGTTAACAGAGGAGGGTGCAAGAGCCGCTACAATAGAAGATGTTTTAACTCCAAGACTAGCTTTTGTTGGAGAGGGACAGAAGGTAGCATCTCTTTCTAGTTTCAGGAAAAAAATAACTGCTGCATATACCCGTAACCCCACTGACGATTCGCTGTCTCGCTTACGGGTACTGGAAGAAGCAATGGGGATGGGCAAGGGTAAGACAACATTAAAGCCTGATATAATAAATAACCTTCGCAGATTAACTGATGATGATATAGATACATTATTAAAAGATATGTCTGATGCTGGAATACCTCTTAATAAAAAAGAAACTACCAGATACCTTAATCGTGAAATGCAATCAAGAATTTCTCCTTGGGATGCCAAGGTTGGAGATCAGCTTAATCATCCAACCAGAGGAGATGTTATTGTTCAGGCAGTAGATGGTGATTCTTTACGGATAGCTAATCGAGACCCATTAACCGGAGAGGCACGAACAGGGTTTGCCTCTGTACAAACAGTTAATAGAAGTGACTTTAAGATTCCTGCGCCTACTGCAAAACAAACTAAAACTACTGGCAAAGTAGCCACTATCGTAGTGGATGGCGAGCCAGAATATTATTATATTGTTGAAAAGTCTACTAGGGAGATCGGTGGCGTTCTGCCGCGAAGAACAGAAGATGTATGGCAAATAAAAGTCCTTCCTGAATTTGACAGGCTATATGGCAGACCAGCGATGAATATAGGTGAACAAACTTATTCGTCTAAGTCTAAGGCTTTAGATGCGTTAGCAGAACAGTTTGGAGATGCACTACGAAAAAACACAGACAACATGGACAAAGCGTTAGTCAAAAAATTAGATGCAGCAGATGCTCCAGTCACTCCAGTTATAAAAGCAACAGATGAGATTGTAGAAGAAGTTTCAGAGGAAACAGTAGCTACTGGTAAGTTCGCCAATAAGGTTGACGATATTGTAGAGTTAGATGACGGAACTGTTAGGATAACGTCTATAGGGAAAGGTGCAAAGGGAAGGGTTGCAGTAGAGTATGTTGATACCGGCAACACTCGCACCATGCCAAAAGATGTATTTCAGCAAAGACTTGCCCGTGCAGCAACAAGAGAAACAGCACAGCAAGGAACCAAGGTAATACCTAAGAGAGTAGTTGCTAAGGCTATAAAAAACGCAGACACTTCTGCGGATGGGCAGATTCTAAATACTGGCGATACATTTACCTTATCTGACCCTCCACCAGGAAGAACGAAGCGACAGAAAGATGCACTTAGAGCCTCGCCAATGTATAGCGTATTGACTACAGGTCGGGGTAAAAATAAAGTATCAGTAGTATCAATAGATGCAGGATACCAAATTCAGCACGTTAATGTTCCAAAAGGAAAAGACCCTACGGACTTTATGATGGAGTTGAAGGGGAATCCTTCTGCAACTGATAAAAAAATAGCAGGTGGTCGCAAGCCAAAGACAAAAGTTCCTAATAAAAAAATACGAGACAAAGTTAAAAAGACAACGACTGGTAAAGGTAAAGGTGGTAGGTCGAAAAAGAATACAGCAGAAGCTGGCGAGAAGCCGTTACCAGAAGTAGTAGGGGCGTTAGGGCAAGCTACCACTATTGTTGCAAGAGATAAGCCTGGTCTTATTCAGAATATTATGGATTCGATGGCTGGCATGAAATTCCTACTTAGAAAAGTGCTTCCTAAGTTGGAGATGGATGATCCTACTTTAATTGCTTATGTGGCAGAAGGTAATGTTCGTGCCTCTGCTGGTGCAGCTCTTGACCAAGTTAGAATAAAAATTATGAACCAGTGGGTTGCAGAGTTTGGGATTGACGTTGTACGAGGTACAAGAAAAGCTGACATACAGTATATTGGCACTGACCAACTAGCCAAGAAAAACTACAAAGGCACAGGCACTTTGTATGATATTCTTCAAAATCCACAATTATATGATTTAACTACGCCGCAAAGAAAGTTAATTAGAGATTCTCAATCTGAGTTAAATGCTATATATAAAAAAGTGATTAGTGACTATGGAGTTGAAATAGGAATATTTCCTCCCAAGCCAGGTGGAGTATTTCTTTCCAATATAGACATAGCCCCAAAAGCCAGAAAAGCTGATGGGTCTTTGGATGATAGTCTTAACAGAGTGTTTGGAGATCCTGTCCAAGATGCAACAAGAAAGTCTGGTCGTTCCAAGCACAGATATTACGAGACAGGACTGGATAGATGGAAAGCACGTTCCGCCAAAGATGCACCTGATTTTGAACCGATGACTGATCTTTTTAAGCTACTTGGAGTGGAAATGCACGGAACATATGCAAAGATGGCAGGTCGGTCTGTGTTTAGTGCAGGGGTTCCTGGGCTTACTAGGGCTGAAGTAATAGCACGGATTGGCACTGCCGAAGCAAAAAAACTTTTAACCAGTATCAATGCTACTAATAAAAGATTACAAACACTTCAAAGTTCTTTCAGAAAATTAAACAATGATGCAGCAGATTCGATTGATGATTTCTTGAAGTCTGCACAAGATGACGCTGCCCTAGAAGACATCATTAATCAGATGGAAGACTTTAAGGTTTCACCGGGCAGGTATGTGGCTAAGGGTGCTTCTATTGTTGGAATGACTGCGGCTGATCTTCAAAAAGAAATCAAAGCTGTGCGACAAACATTAAAAGGTTTGAGAAAATCTTATGATACAGTTGAGATTACTGAGTATCGGTTTGTTAAAGATGGTATGTTTAAGTATTATCCAATAGAACAGGCTGACCATATCGAAAGGCTTAATCAGGTTAATGATAGTCAGTTCTGGAACGTATTAAATGAGGTGCGAGCCACAGCCTTTGGAGGGGATTTATCTCCGATAAGTATACAAGGTATGCAGGCATGGCTTTATAGCCCATTACAAATGTCAAAATTCTTATGGAACTCCGGTACTGGGTGGGGTAACTTTTCTGGGAGATTTACTGTTAAAGCACTAATGGATGATATGGCAGCAAACCCAGAATCTTGGGATAGGTTTATTAAAGGTACAGGTCTAAATCCATTAGAGGGTGTTCAGCAAGAGTTTGGAGTAGGGTATGTAGGTAAGATCAAATTCAAGGGTATTGGGAAAAAGTGGACAGAGGCTAATGAAGCAGTATATAGACCCATTACCCGTATGGCTAAGGATCTGTTTGATAGTAATTATGATCTTGCTATTGCACAGGGATATGATGAGATGACTGCAATAGCCATAGCAGCAGATGATGCAACAAAGCTAGTTCCCCGTATAGCATACAGAAGGCTGGGTCAGTCTGCTAAACAAGCAGCTATGCAGCGTGGTATGCTAACTTCTGTTTCTTTTCTTGTGCAGCCTACTGCTTTAACAATAGATGCAGCAAAAGGACTAATGAAGTGGGGGTTAAGGCGCAATGTAACTATGACAGAAAATCTGGCAATAAGAAGAATATTAAATTTTGCAGCTACCACTTCCGCTCTTTCTGTTAGTAGCGCAATCATGTATGCCAAGATGAATGACAACCCAGAGGTTACGGCAATGAGAGAGGCGCGCAATGCTCTTGATCCTAGACACCCTAACTTTATGGCAATTACTATGCCAAACGGAATGAGATTGAGCATAGGTGGTCCGATTCGGTCTTTACTACGAGCTATTGCTCCAAGACCCGTAAAGGTCGTGGGGCTTGAAGACGAAATACCCCTTCCATTTGCAGGGATTATGAAGTGGGGTGGCTATAAATTAGGACCCGTACTTAATAGTGCAGTTGACCAATTACAGAACAAGGATTTTTACGGAAGGGAAATTCGCACCGGTGAGTTTCCGTTAAATATTTTAGAGACTCTGGCATATTCTGGAAGCACAACTATTCCTTTAGTCGGTCAGTCAGCAGTAAGGGCTGGAGTACGGGCTGCTACTAGTGGTGAGGGAATGGCGGAGTTTGAGGGTATGGGAACAGAGATATTGAGTCAAGCCGGAGGAGTGAACCTGGTTCCGTTTGATTCTGTATATCAGGCAAGACTGAGGTGGACCGAAGATATTGATGCGTATAGGGAAATCCGTGACCTCAATAGAGATAAGGTACAAAAAGCTAAGTTGAATCCTATAAGCACATCAGCATTTAGAAGTGCCAATCCAGACCTTGATGCTAAGTTGTTTATTACTGGCGAAGGAGGAATTGGTAGCTTGGGCGAAAGGGCTATAAAGTATGCTGTAAGACTTATGTTAGTTAATAAGATAGCACTTGAAGATGTTGACAGCATTGTAGAGAGACAAGAGTTTATTGAAGAATATATTAAAGTGAATAACAAAAGACCATCCGGTAATAATATTGATGAACTAATAAAACAGTATAACCGGCAAAAGGCATCGCTAGAACGAAACATAATATCTAAGCCGATGCAAAGACCGCAACCATCTACTCCAACACCAGCAGGCGATAGAGGACTAACTCCAGCAGGAGCCTCTCCTGCTCGTAAACCTGAAGGATATTGGGATTAGTAATGTTGACAATGAAGCTAACAAATATTATATTACGCATGAAAGCAATATTCGGTTAGGGCAATTATGACCCTTAACCCAATAGGAGGCACTAATGACAACGGACAATACTGAGCAGACTACGGCAGAAGCCACGGAAACAGTAGCAGTTGCAGAACAGGAAGCAACTCAAGGCACAGAAAACGCTTCTACCCCTGAAAAGTCAGCTAGGGAAGTTGAGTTAGAGGCACAGCTTGCAGAGCTTGAACAGCGGGCTAAGAGTGCAGAGGGCAGACTAAAGGCACGGGATAATTCCCCCACCCTTCAGGCTGAAGTATCTGAGTTACGTGCTGAGATAAAAAGGGATAGACGGGAACGTCAGCGTAGAGAAGCGGATGAGGCAGACCTAACGCCTATGGAAAGGCAACAGACCCTTAATCGCATCAATGAAGAAGAACGAACTGACGCAGAGCGAGATCGTGTTTACACTTATGCAGAACGACTCGCAGGCCGAATCAATCCCAGACTCGCATCAGTTGGACTTACTCAGGATAATCCTAAAGTACAGGCAGCATTGAATAAGTGGAACGCTGCTGTTTCTATAGATGACTTCGAGAATGTTTATGACGAACTCGATGACCTAATTGAAGCAGAACGTGTATCACAGACCAGTGCAAAAGTAGAAGAAGCTCGTAAAGAGGCTCAGGAAATAAGACAGCAGTATAACCAAGAGAACAATACCCTGGATGTAGGTGCTACCAATGCAGGAGTCGGACAGTCCGGTGGAATGTCTGACCAAGGTACATGGGAAGCATACGGAAGGGGCGAAATTCCTTGGAGCAAACGTGTGGGTGACGCAGCTAAAAACCTTGGGTATATTTAGTTGACTGACCCTAGTAACAACTTTGTTTAAAGGAGGCATATAATGCCACAATCATCAGTCGGTAAGATTAGAATTTTTGATGACTTCATTGGATTTGAAGTTCCAGTAGCTAGTACAGCAGCACCAGCAAGCGCACCATACTTTACACCAGGTGGTCTTCGAGTAGTTGGACAGGGCTTGGCTGAGACTGACTCTGGCGTTGTTGGGCTTGACTCTGATGGAATCAGCGGTGTCGTGCGATTAACAACAACTGACGAAGCACAACACTCTGCTGGATTTACGACAAATGCTTGTTTCGACATGGCATTAAGTGGCGGTGTTTCGATTGAAGCTCGTGTCCGGTTTGATAACCTTGACACTAAAGAAGCGTACTTCGGACTCACAGATGTAGTGACTGACGGGGTTGGTATCCTTGAAGGTGAACAACTAACAGGGGCAACCGCAACTCTAACTCTCACAGCATCAGACTTATGTGGATTCTATCTGTCAGCAGAGCTAACAGATGACGAGGACTGGCACGGAGTTTACAATGGTGGAACAACCACAGGTGAAACCACCTCAACTAACGTAGACCTCGATGATGACGCAGTAGCAGGTGAGTTTCAGGTTCTAAGACTAGAGGTGGAGAGCAATGGAACAGCCCGATGGTATATTGATGGAGACTTGAAGCAGACTGTAACAGGTGCTGTATCAACAACCACAGACCTTGCTGTACTACTCATGGTTGAAGCCAAGGGTGCGGCAGTAGAGGCGATGGACGTAGACTATGTTCTTATAGAAACCAATAGAGACTGGACTGTATAAGTAATACTTTTTCACAGGGAGGTAGCTAATGGCTACAGGAAATACAACAACTGGATCATTAGCAGATAGTTTAGATACTATTCAAGCTGCTGCTAGATCACGAAGACAATTTGACGGCGTAGTTCCTCAACTCGTAGATCGTGTTGAGTTAGACGCTAATACAGGTACAACCTGGAGGGAAATCCTACTTGCTAATCTGACTGCACAAGCAGTAACAGAGAATACAGTATTGGACAACCCACAGCAGTACGATGATTCTGCAATCACCATCACACCAGAAATGGTGCAGATACAGACTTTCATCACGGACAAGAGCCGAAGGAATATCAACAGTAAAGTTCTTGCTAAGATGGGAGCTATGCCCGGTGAGGCAATGATGAGAAAGAAGGATCAGGATGGCTTAACAGCTATGGATGCTTCTACTCAAATGGGAACAGCAAACACTCCTGTTGAAGTGGGTGATGTTGCTTCTGCTAGATATAGAATTACTTCTAATGCAACAGAGCCAGGACCCATGCCGATATCCGGTGTGTTCCACGGCTTCTGTATAAAAGACTTCTATGATGACCTCATAGGAGGCACAGGAACATACCCAGTACCAGATGGTGCTACGGCAACTGTGTTCCAGAGTGGCTTTAACTTGCCTATTGCAAACGTAAGCATCTTCGAGGATGGCAACATACAGATTGACTCCGCTGACGATGCTAAGAACTTTGTGTTCTCCAAGTCTGCATGGGTATTGGTTGAGGGCATGACGATCAGGACAGAGACTAGGCGTGAGCCACACATTGGTGGTGGTGGAGACAGCTTATTCCTTACGGATGAGTACGCTTATGGTCTACGTTCTTCTAACTGGACATTTGAGATTATAGGAGACGCAACCGCTCCTGCATAGGATGTTATGGCTAAAGCAGTAACAGACGAGTTAGAGGCAGGGGTTGTCCGGTTCAGGACAGCCTCTGCTTCTGGCGTAGATGAAATAACAAGACTCGTTTCAGATGACGAGATGTGTTTTTCGTTAAGAGAGGTTAATAAACCTTATGGCAATCAAGGGATGCACAGGTTTCAGGAGTTAAGAGTTGTTCGTTACGACAAACTTGTCACGGCGTATGTGGACTTAGGTCCTTCATATATGTTTAAGGCAGACCCGATTTTCATACCTGGCGGTCAGGTTGTTAATGGTCGTGGGGAAGCGTGGCATACAGTTGCAGAATTACGAGAGATAGCCGAAGAATTTAGAGGCAGACCAGTATTCAGGTACTTTGAACCATCTGATCTACAGTCTGCATTTTACAACAAGGTTGAGGAGCGGAATAGAAAACGCAAGAATCAGTCAACTTTTGGTAGGTTAAGTCAATTAGTAAGGAGTGACGTATGACAACGAGTAACGATACAGCATGGGAACAGGCAATAGCAGAACAGGCAGGGGAAGATGCCCCTTTATCTGGTTTGCAGGAAGGTGAAATGCTTTCCACCAGCACTGATGAGTTTGCCACTCGTGTATCTTCTTTAAGATATCAGGGCTATGTACCATACTGGGATGCCAAGACAGGTGATTACAATCGATGCCCCAACTATATGAGGTGGCAGATATCACAGATCACTAATGAAGACGGCTCTCAGAAATATACTTTTACTAATCCACAAATCAAACCAGATTATGGATTGGATTTATTCTGTCCACTTAATCCGGACTCACCAGAGCATTACATAGTTGCGTCAATGGGTTTTCCCCCATGCAGAAAGAAGCACATCCCTCATGAGGATGGGGTTAGCGCACATCTTCAAAGGTCACACAAGAGAGCTTTTGAGGCGTTGCAAAGGTCTAGGGAAACCACAGAGCGTGATGAAGACAGAGAGTTACAACAGCAGATGCTGCAAAGTAACCAAGAGTTAATTCAAACTCTAGCCGGACAAGTGGCTACTCAGAGAACATCTGTCGCAGTAGAAGAAAAAGCACAGGCTGTGATGGATGCTGTATGTGATAAATGTGGTCGAGACTTTACAAAATCTACAAGACAAGGTACATTAGCAGCATTACGTGGT